AGCAGTAGACGCGCTAAGACCGGTTAGTATCTGGAAGGTAACGCCGGTCGTTTGTGCGTTGTTAAGTATAATCTTCCCTACTGTAGCAGTGCCGTTTGGAGCAATTTCTGTACTTGTTGCCTTAGTAATCTGAAAACTATCCCAAACTCCATCGGCAAAGTTCTCGCTCTGGGTAAGAATGTTCCGCCGAGAGAGTCCGTTGGACCCCACCCCGTTCTTACTCTTGTCGAGTCTTAGCCCCACCAACTGCCCCGGAGCCGTGACAGGGGTCACACCCAAGCTGTCTTGGAACATGGTGGACAGGTCGCGCGGATCGTAGATCACACCCTGCGCCCCAGTCGAGAACAGACTGGCAGGCGAGAGCGCCTGCCCACTCCTGCGGAGCCGGTTCATAACTGGCAGATCAAACCCCATTGGAGCCCCTGAGCACAAGGATGATATCGACGTCGTTACCCGACCCACTGGTAAGCGTCGGCCGCATGTAGGCCGCGGAGAGTGACAACTCGTGGTAGCCAGTCGCTGTCATCGAGACAAGCCCGCCGGCGATGTTGGTTGCTGTCACCCAGTTGGTTCCGTCGTTGCTCACCTGCAGCGTCACAGTGGCACCACCGAATGTACCCACGACCTGCACCGATGCAGCCAGTCCGAACTGCTGCTTAAGAGCAAGAGGGGTGAACGTGTCGCCCGTGACAGCACCCTCCCAGATCACTCGTGGGACGCCGGCGACTGCCGCGTTGAGCGTAGGTACGATTACCGGCATGTGCTATCTCCTGCATTTGCGGTCAGAATATAACCCGCATCGCTACATATGGCAAGAGAAACCCCGCCGGGGGTGGACCGGCGGGGTAAGTCGAGCAGGCGGTAACTGGGAGGAGTCACCTGTAGGTGCGATCTTTGTATCAGGCCCAACCCCTAGCGTCAACCCGCTTAATCTCGCGGCGCTGGTTGAGTGTAGCACCACCGTCGATACTGCCGATGTGAAGGCAGAAGTAGCTGACCGCATCACCCACGTGGCTGTGCTTACCCGCATCGCCACCCTTCTCCAGTCCGTCACCGTTCTTCTTGAACCGATACCCACCCATCATGGCTGCCTTGAGCCGCATACAACTGGGGTCGATCAGCAGCCCCGGGTCACCGTCCACCTGCCGCATGAGGTAGTCGTCCACGGCCGCGATGCGGGCTGTGATGCTGTTGGTCCGCGCTGGGATAACCCGCAGCCCTTCGGCCTTGATGATGTCCACCGCGGAGCGCTCGTCTGTCTGCGCCCGCTGCACGCCGGCCGGGTCAACCACCACGATGACCGGAGCCCCGGAGAACCTGTCGTAAAGGAGGGGCTTGAGCACCGTGCGCACGAACCTCTGCACACCCATGTCGTAGCTCACCGCCTCTGCGAGCACCAGCGCCCGTCCACGCGGGTCCTGCTGTCCGATCACCGCGGCAGGGGTAAGACCGAGGTCCATTCCCACAATGATTGGGCGAGTGCCATTGAGGAAAGGTCTGAGAGCGGCTCTGGACATGTGGTAGTCAGGCCGGAAGTATTTGAACACAGGCGTGCCAGCCAGCGAGAGCCCGTAGTCTCCGTCGATGAAGACTCGGATGTACTCCTCTGATCGTCCTTGGGTGTCATAGTAGCCCTCCGGCAGGTTCTCGATGTTCTCCGCGTAAGGGCTCCGCCCCGACGGCTGCTTGAACACATCCCACCCGTTGTCGTTGGGGCTCACCCCATCCTTCGGGTCGATCTGCTCCATCTGGTGGTAGTGCCACGTATCCATGACCGGCGGGTTGGTATCCATGAAGATGCCGAACCACGACGCCCCACCGTCCTTGGCCGAAGGGAAACGACCCACCCGCTTGGACAGTGCATCGAGGATGTCCGGGTGGATGTCCCTGCTCTCGTTGACCCACGCGAAGGTCGCCTCCAGCGAGTTCAGGTTAGCCACGTCGTCCGAGTCATCCAGTGCTCGGAACATGATCTCGCACTCAACGTCACCCACCTTGAAGAAGTAGGTCTTGGTGGTGCGCATGTAATGCCCACAGACCCCCGGAGGGAACCAGTCCACGAAGGTCTTGATGGTGGTATCTGTCAGCTGGCGCACTGTCTCACGAACCACGATGCAGCGTGACTTCCGTATCCCCTGCGCGTTGGGCTTCTGCTGCCCGGCCCTGCGGATGATCTCAAAGCAGCACGCCACGGACTTGCCGGAGCCTACAGGGCCCATGATAACGCGCATCCGGGCGTCTGAGCCCATGAATCGGCTGACTGTAGGGGTCGGTGTGTAGGAAATATCAAGCGGCATCAGTGCACTTCCATCGGAGAAGAGTCTTCTGGGTGGATAGCGATCGTCAGCCAGCCATACCCGTCCTCACCAGCCAGACAGACCACGGCCTCATAGGGATCATCGGTTTCATCCCCGTCGGCGTCGGCAAATCGGGTAATCGGCAGCACTTTCCCGTCCGACATCAGCACGTAGCCGCCATCCAGTGCGATAAGGT